CTGAATTGTACATTGCCTTTAAATTTGCAATCTTTTGTTCTTTTAATTCCGCAACCGTTTGTGAAAACGTTTTTGATTCGACTGGGTATGTGAAAACTTCGTTTGTTGAATCAAAATATATATCTCCAAGTTCTTGTGAAGGGTTTGTGCTTGGTATTACAACATCGTAAAAACCAAGTGCATTTTGTTCCGATTCACTTAAATAATCCACGCCAATTTGATTCCCCCAAGATTTGGGAACACTTGAATAAGTTTTGATTGTACCGTTTATGTTTATTGCTACCATTTTATATTTTTATTAAGGTGTTGTGTCGCTTGCGTAACTTGCGATTGAATAATTTAAAATTGCGTCTGAATCAGCATCGTCTATACATATTACTTGAATGTGATTATCATTTGCACCGTCATAATCAACTTCAGCTAATTTGTTAAATGTTTCTGTCGTGAAGTCAGCACTTAATGTTATAGTTTGCGAACCACTAACCAAGATGTCAATCACTTGTCCCTTCTTGATGTTTTGAATGTTTAATGTCGTTGCACCAGTAAGGTCAGACGTCAATTCAAATATTCCATAAGAAGATGCATCCAAATTGATTGTTCCACTTGTTGTTGCAATGTCTTGTTTTGCGGTGAATCTGTCTGCAAGTTGGTCGTGATCAACCGCGTCATTTGCAATTGTAACCGCACCCGCTGAAATACTTACATCACCGGTGATTGATAAATCCGTCCCGTCACCAAGAAGGTTGTACAATTCGTCTGTGTTGTCATTTATGAAATCAAATGCCGTGCGTAAGGGACTTCCGGTTCCGTCGTTCGCAGTTGTTCCAATATTTACTGATTGTTTAGCCATTTTATATTTTTTTTATTCTTCCGTTGCGTCTGCCGTTAATGTTGTTGAATCTGCAAAATACAATGTGTCGTCCGCTGACAAGATTAATGTTCCCGCCCAGCAAGACGGTGCCGAAGCACTTGGGATCACACTTGTCAACGCACCTTTGTCGCCGAATTCAGTCGTGCAATATATTTTCCCCCAATTGATTGTGTTTGCCATATATTAATAATTATTTTTTTTCTTTTTTGTTATATAACGATGCCAAAAATGTTTTCAGTTTGACGACGTTTTTTTCCTTTGGTTTATACGTTTTTATAAAATCCATCCGGTATAAGATTGCCCGTGTAAGGGTGAAATTTCATCATTTGTATTTGTGTAATATTCCGGGAATTTTGAAGGCGCATTGAATGTCAAATGGTCAAGCAAACGGTCTGCATAAAATTGCATTGTGTCGCGTTCTTTTTCAACCAAATAATCGACTTCTTCTTTTGACACCGTTTCACCGGTTTCCGATGTGTGTTTGAACACACCCTTATTCCCAAATGTATATGAAGCAAAAGGAATGTACTGAACGGCCGCGGCATGAATCAAAACGGGTTTGATATAATCATTAACAAGGGCCAAATAATCACCAGCAAGTGACGAACCTTCGATGTCGGTTTGAATCTTTTCGTACAAATCCGTTCCCAATAATTGCTGAACGGTGATTTCTTGTGCGATAAGCACATATTGAATGAATTTATCCGTGTCGATGTTTCCGCTTAAACTTGTGTATTTAATCAAGTCCTTTCGTGAAATCATTAATCCTTTTGCCATTATCCTTTAAAATTTGGGTGATGTCCTCGATCCGATCTTGTGATGTTAGCTTCCGACACTTGTTTTGGATTTTTCGGAAGTTTAAATCCGTCACGTACCGCTTGACGTACATTTACAAATTTGGTTCCGTCAAGTGCGTTCCCACCCCATTCGGTTCCGTCTTTTTTCAATCGTTTTTTATAAATACGACGTTCCCATCGGTGATAACAATTCACCCCGCCTTGCCACTTAAACAATGAATAATTTCGACCCTTGTGTCCGTGTTCTTTATTCACACCACGTGCTGACATTTGTCCGATGTCTTCTTTTCGAAATATCTTGCCATTTTTAAGCATATTTTTGCAAAATGGTCTTGATTCACCTTTTGGTTCTTTTCGTGTTCCTTTGACATATTTATATCGAACCTTGTATCGTTTGTCGTCTTGTGACGAATCTTGTGTCGCTGACAAATGCAATCCATTTAAATAATCCTCAACATCAAAATCTTCGGGTTCATCTTCGGTGTCTTCGACATCAATCAATTCATATTCGTCAAGATTTTCATCTTCACCCAAATCCTTGATCATTTCCCATATTTCATTTGCCGTGTCGTCATCTAAAAATGGGCGTTCGTCCTTGGATAATTTTACTCCGGTTTCTTCTTCACGTGCTTCGTTTGTTATTGCGTTGCTTGTGTCGATGAATTCCAACGGTTGAAGTGTTTTAAAATACAACTTCAAGGATATACCATTGACCGCAAGAATGTCGTCAATTGCTTCGCAAATCATATCTTGGTAAGGTCTTATTGTGACGTTGTTAAACAACAAAGAAGCCGTTTTTATTTCGTCTGCATTTGACCCAAGTCCATTGTTTTCTGTCCGCATACCCAAAAGAAGCGGTGATGTTACACGATGCGCAATAATAAGTTTGTTTTGACACTCCCTTGATAAATATTCATAATGACTTGGTGCGTCGTTTAAACTTATGTCGTCAACCGTGGTCTTTGATTCTTGGTTGTTGTTAAATGAAACAATCACTTTTTCACCCTTGGAACCGGTAAGTTTGTGCATCACATCATTTTTGATGTTCAATTGTTGTTCCATGTCCGGCATCCCATTGTTGAAGTTTACAACCTTGGTTCCCGAAAATGAATTCTTGACGTCATTGATTAAGAAGTCGGATATTTCCGTTTCAAGTTCAGCGTATGCAGTTTCGTAATCTTGCGGACAATAATAATCGTACCCGGACACATATCTTTTTATTACCTTGATTTCGGGTTCTTTTCCATTACCAAAACCAAATGCCGCAATTCTTTTTGGTTTGTCCGAAGGTTTTACTTCGTGCCATTTTGGGTGATAATAATATGCTTGAATTTCACCGTCGTCGTTCATCTTTTCAGCACGCAATGTTTGACGTGGAAAATGTTCGGATTTAATTACCTTACCGTTTTGATATAAAACTTGAAATGAAGCCTCACCAAGCATTTTAAAATCCAAGATGACCTTACGCATACATGAATCGCTGAAGATTGATTTAAGGGCCGCATATTGATCCGGTTTGGAAGATGAATCAAGTGCGTCAACTCCCTTGCCAAATATCATGTTTGAAATACCCGTGATAATTGCATTGTTTGTCGTTGAATTGATAAACAAGTCAATTAAATACTGGTAATAATTATTGTCTTCGCCATAAGCCACCCAGTCTTTTCGTTTGTCTTCGATGACCTTGGGTTTAACGTACGACGATAAATTGATAAAATGTGTATTCATTATAAGAAAATAAATTCATTATCGGTTGTGTGTGGTGTGTATTCCGCTTCATTGACCGAATACGATGAAACGGTTTGATTTGTACAAAATATTTTATCCTTAAAAACCACTTCCGACGATGTTATTGTAAGCAAATAATATGTGTCTTCTTTTAAACTGAACGTGTCGGAATATTGATAATAATAAAGATTTTCCGTAAATGTCGTCACATCTTGATTGTACACTTCAGCATTTGTTGATTCGTTTACAATCTTGACGGTATATGTCGTCCCTTGGGTGTATTCCCTTGGGATGAAATTTATCGTTTGTGACGATGCGGATTCTTCAAGAATTATCATATTATTATAATAAAAAACCCTTCAATTTGTTATAATAAAAAAGGGGGCAATGCCCCCCTTCTTGTTATCTTAAATATTCTTGTTCCCACGATTGCCGTTTTAATAGTTTGATGTATTCATCAAGCAATTCAACAAACAATTCGTTTTTCCGTCCCATTATTTCACCAGTAATTGAACAATTTTTAATTTTCTTTTTTAGTGATTTAATGTCATTCTTGATTTCAAGATAATCCGTAATGTGATTTAAATTTGTCATGATATAAAAATTTAATTGGTTAAACATGAAGCAAATATGAAACACACGTGCGAACAATAAGTTCGTATAATAAAAAAGGGCATCCAAATGGACACCCCTTAAAATCAAATGAAAAAATTCTTATGAATTTGTTCCTTGGGTAACGGTCACCGTTGCACTTCCCATTCCATCAAATGGATCAGTCGCAGTTGGTGAATCAACAAAATTCGCTGGTTTTAATTCTTGTGCTGATAACGTCAAAGTATATCCGCTCAAATCCCCCATCGCACCGCCAGTCACAACGGTTCCGCCACTTACTTCGGCACCATGTTCAAGACCCATCACGAAAACATTTCCGTTGTAATCTTCAACGGCGACGTGTGGTCTTCCGTATGCAAGAAGTTTTAATTCTTTGTTGTCTTCTTTTGACAATTTTGTCAAAGTCAAATTCAATGTTTGTTCCCAAAACACCGTGCCATTTTCACGTGATGTCGTGAATGTTTGTTCGAATGAAGAATTTCCCTTCAATTCATATTTAAATGCCGTAAACGTTCCGTCCATGTCGGTGATTTCATCGTCTGTTTGTGTCACGGTTCCAAAATCACCAAAATCGGTGAAATAAACCGCCTTCAAACCACCGACAACGTCCTTGCATGGAAGTTTTCGTCCTAATGATAAATCGCAAGCCATATTTTTATTTTTTTATAAAAAAAAAGGCGGGTGAACCGTTTGGATCGCCCACCCCTTTTTCATTAGTTAATTATTCTTAATTCGCTGAATTTGCGATTCCGTATGTCACCACATCTTCAATTGATCCTAGCTGAACACCAGCCGTAAATCGCATCACAACACGAACGTTGTCATCACCAAGTGTTTCACTTGTGTCAATGATTTTCACCTCATTGTGGTCTGCTAATAAACCAGTTCCGAAGAAAAGGTTGTCTTTTGTTGTTGCGATTGCATCGTTGTCTGCTAAACCATTAGCAACAAACATCTTCACACCGTCGAAACTTAATCCGCCGTTGTTGTACCACATTGTTCCGTTTCCGCCGTATCCGTTTGCACCAACTCCAGCAATGCCCACGTTTTCGTCTGCGGCTGCATTTTGTTGTGTTCTTGCAGCAAATCCGCCAAGGCTTCTCACGTATGCACGTGCAATGTTTTGTGAAACGTAGATGAATAAATCTTCTTTTCCGTATAATGTTGATGGAATTGCATCAACAATACTTCCAAGTTCATCGATAACATTTGCAGCGGTTACGGTTGTTCCAGCGATTTCTTGTCCAGTTGGAAGGTCAGCATCCGTTGAAACTAATTTTGTAAATCCGTTAAATTGTCCACTTGTCGCAGTATCACCACTCCAAATTGAACGTTCAGT